ATCGTATGCGCATCGCTGTGAAGAAGTGGGAGGACAATGTGAAAAGGGGGTTGGCGTAAATGGCAGAAGCACCGAGAAGGCGTAGTCAGGGAAAAGCGTCAGACCCCACTATCAGTACACAAAAACACTATTGCTACCGCTGCGGTACGGCGTACAGCCGCAAAAAGGGATTCTTTCCTGTGAGCCATAGTCCAATGTATCGCGGCTCAGGCTATCTTCCATTTTGCGTTGAATGCGTGGATGAGATGTATGACCAGTATGTCCAGGAACTTGGCGATGCCAAAGAGGCGATGCGCCGTATGTGTATGAAGATGGACTTGTATTGGAGCGAGAGTATCTACACGATAGTTGAGCGCTCGGCGGGTACGAACTCCAGAGTCCGTAACTATATTGGCAAAACAAATATCGTTCGATATATCGACAAGACGTTCGATGACACCATCAAAGAGGAAGTTGCTGCGGGCGGCGGGGCGGGATATGCTCTGCCTGTCGTTCAGAACGAAGAGCTTCCTACGGAAGATGACACCCCAACCGACCAGGCCATCATCGACTTCTGGGGAGCCGGGTTCCAGCATGACTTCTATATGGAGTTGGAACGTCGGTACGACAACTGGACTGGCGGTGAGGAGAAGGCAAAGAACCTCCAACCGGCAGAGCGTGCTTTGTATCAGCAGATTTGTATGCAAGAAGCAATTATCAGTCGTGCAGCCGCAGCAGGCGACCCGACCGATAAAGCAGTCAACACATTGAATAACCTCCTTGGCAGTATGAATCTGAAACCAGCTCAGCGAAAGGAGAACGCCGATGTTGAGCTGGATAAGATGCCGCTGGGCGTCGGAATTCAGAAGTGGGAATACAGTAGGCCCCTCCCTGAGACGCCAAAAGAGAACCGGGACATCCGGGGCGTAATCAAGAATATCACCACATGGTATCTTGGCCACGCTTGTAAGATGGTCGGCTTGAAGAATAGCTACTGCAAGGCGTATGAGGACGCTATGGAAGAGCTGCGAGTGAAGCGTCCAGAGTATGACGAAGAGGATGATGACTCCATGCTGAGCGACATCTTTAATGGCAGCAGCGGCGCAGATGGTGAAGAGTAATGGCGTCTGAAGAAAAGTCCCGGCGTGAACGAGTTATCGAGGGTATGGCAATCTGGGGCAGCTACTACAGAGAGAATTTTGACCTCTTTGTAGAGGAGTATTTGCAGCTCGACTTCTTAAAGTGGTTCCAGACCATGCTGCTTGTGATGATGAACAGAAGCCGTGTGTTCCTGTGGATTGCCGCTCGTGGTATGGGTAAATCTTTCCTTATCGCAATCTTCGCTGTGGCCCGATGTATTCTGTACCCAGGCACGAAGGTCGTTATCACCTCTGGCACCAGAGGGCAGAGTATTAACGTCCTGGAGAAGATACAGACGGAACTGATGCCCGTATCCCCGAACTTATGCAACGAAATTGACATGGCCAAAACAAAATTCTCCGGGCAGGATGCGAAGGTCATGTTCAAAAATTCGAGTTATATCAAGGTGGTTACAGCTTCTGATAACGCCCGAAGCAACCGTGCGAACATCCTGATTGTGGACGAGTTCCGCATGGTGAAGAAAGACACCATTGACACGGTTTTGAAGAAGTTCCTGACCAGCCGCCGGATGCCTCCCTACAAGGATTTGACCGACGCAGAGCGGAAGGTGGAATATGCGAAGGAGCCAAACAAGTCGTGCTTCCTGTCCTCTGCATACTTCAAAGACCACTGGTCGTTCAACAAGATGCTCGACACGTTTAAGCTCATGTTGGACGACTCTAAGACAGATTTCGTTTGCGGGTTCCCATACCAGCTCTCTGTGCAAGAAGGACTGTTGTTCTCTGAGGACGTGGAGAGCGATATGCTGGAGTCCGATTTCAATGAAATCAAGTGGTCAATGGAGATGGAGGCCATGTGGTTCGGCGACGAGGACGGAGCCTTTTTTGATTTTGACTCCATTTCAAAGAACCGCCGAATCAAGTATGCGATGCTGCCGGACAAGCTGTCCGGTCTGCTTGGGAATAACCAGAAGGTGAAGATTCTCCAGAAGCAAAACGGAGAAAAACGCATTTTGTCCGCTGACGTTGCGCTGATGTCGAGCAGTAAGCACAACAACGACGCTACGGCTATCTTTATCAACCAGATGCTTCCGTCCAAAGGAGGACGCTATACAAACAACATTGTGTACAGCGATTCCTATGAAGGTCTGCACACAGAAGACCAAGCTCTGGTTATCCGACGGCTGTACGATGAGTATCTGTGCGACTACATTGTGCTGGACTGTACCGGCCTCGGTCTTGGCGTTTATGATGCGCTTGTGCGCGACATCGTTGACCCTGATACTGGGGAAGTGTATCCGGCTTTGTCCTGTTGTAACGACCAGGAGATGGCGGCACGATGCACAACGACCGGGGCGGATAAGGTCATTTGGTCTATCAAGGCTTCTCCGAAGCTGAACTCTGACTGTGCGGTTCTTCTGCGCGAAGGATTCAGAAGCGGCAAAATCAGATTACTGATGACGGAATATGACGCCGACGTTGTTATGTCGGAAATCAAGGGGTATAAGTCCCTATCTCCATCCGAAAAGGTAAAGCTGCAAATGCCGTATGTTCATACAACGCTGCTCATCAATGAGCTGGTCAAGCTGCAGCATGAGGAGTCCGGCGGTCGTGTACGTGTGTACGAACGGTCTGGTATGCGGAAAGACCGCTACTCCAGTCTAAGCTATAACTACTATGTGGCGCTCCAACTGGAAAGCAAATTGGGCAAGCAGAGAAGCAACAACTTTGAGTCCAATATGTTCCTGTACAGGCCACCCAAAGTCAAATAAGAAAGGCGGTGATTACAACGAGTGAAGGAAATAAGATTGACGGTATGATTGGTATTTCTGAGCGTTTTGCGCTGCTTAACCGGCTGATTACGCGGGACGTAAACAACAACACAAACGCACCGACGTTTTCGCTGTACTCCAAGGATGAAATCACTACATACCTTTCCAATCCTTACCAGTATGAGAAACAGCTCCGTCGAGCGGTTACATACATCTATGGCGCAAGTTCCCATTTCCGAAGGCTCATCCAGTATTTCGCCGGTCTTTCCGATTTGTCGTTTGTCGTATCACCATATCGCATTGACCCTGCCAGCGCAAATATCAAGTCTATCAATCGGAACTACCGAAAGGTATTGAACGCAATGTCTGCCATGAATGTGCGGACACAGTTCCCGAAGATTTTGACGGTATGCCTGCGTGAGGATGTGTTCTACGGAACAATGTGGGTGACAAACGACAACATCACTATCCAGCAGTTGCCGTCTGATTACTGCACCATTTCTACGATTGAGGGAAATGTTCCGAACGTCACATTCGACTTCTCCTACTTTGACGCACGCTCAGCTTTGCTGGAGTTCTATCCTGCCGAGTTTAACACAAAGTATTCGGCGTATCAGAAAGACCGCAGAAACTTGCGGTGGCAGGAGCTGGACTGTCCGACTTCATTCGCTATCAAGTGCAACAATGATATCCTCGATTACGCCCTCCCGCCGTTTGCGGGGATTCTGCGCGAGGTATACGACCTTGAAGACTACAAGCAGCTCAAGCTGACGAAGACCACGCTGGAGAACTATGCCATGCTGGTCATGACGCTCGGCACGGACGATGAGGGCAACTGGACTCTGGACTATAACAAAGCCAAAGAGTTCTGGCGGAACCTTGACGCTGTTCTGCCGGAGGAGGTGGGGTCTATCCTCTCCCCTATGCCCATCAACAAAATCAGCTTTGAGAAGTCAAACACCGGCGACACAGATACCATTTCTGAGGCGGAGCAAAACCTGTTTACCGCCGCTGGTGTTTCCTCTTTGCTGTTTAACAACGATAAGGCATCCGCAAATGCGCTGTTGCTTTCTATCAAGGCAGACCAGACGATTACATATGGAATCGTGAAGAGCATTGAGGATGCAGTGAACCGATATGTCCAGGCACAGAGCTATGGGAAAAACTTCAAGGTAACATTTTTGGATTGCAGTCCCTACAACCGTAAGGAACTGGGAGACCAATATCTGAAAGCGTGTCAGTACGGCCTGCCATTCGTCTCTATGTATGCGGCCAGTCAAGGGCTGTCTCAGAGTGAGATGGATTGCATGAATTTCCTGGAGAACGATGTGCTTGGACTGATTGACCGGTTTAGACCGCTGCAGAGTTCGACCCAGACCTCAACATCGTCTTCTGGCGGCAAGGGTGCGACAGACGAAGGCGGCGCTCCGGTAAAAGATGTCGGGGATTTGACCGACAGCGGCGAACAGTCACGAGAGGATGGTGATGACTGGTGACAGGATTCATCTATGTTTTCAGTGACGAAGGGCGGGATGCCTTGTTGGCTCGCCAGTACGAATTGCTGAAAAGCGATGAGGCCAAGCATATCTATGTCTTTGTAAACAAAGGCGAACAAGATTTTGCGTGTGATGGTGTTCCATATGCGCTGTCCAACACGTTGACTTTCTAACCCGCATGGCGATGCTATGCGGGATTTACTATGCCAAAAGGTGGTGAACTGTTATGAGTGAGCGGAATATGAGAATCGTTTTCTCATCCGGCATCAGCGACCTCACAGAGCGCAACACTTCTTTTGACTCTGGTGTGCTCCGGGTTGCCTATGTTGGCAAGAACCGCAACAACAGCTTCATCAGCAAGGAGACTTTTGAGCGTTGTATGCCGAGTATTTACAACTGTCCTATCGTCTGCCGCTACGACAGAGAGGAGGATATTATCGGTTCGCACGATATGGAGCTTGTCGTCAGCGATGACGGCAGTATGCGTATTGTGAGCATCACGCAGCCTGTCGGCATTGTTCCCGAAAGCGCCAGATACTGGTGGGAGGAAATCGAGGACGATTCCGGTGTGCATGAGTATCTGTGTACCGATGTTCTACTCTGGAAAAGGCAGGAAGCCTATAAAAAGATTAAGGAAGACGGTATCACAGACGAGTCGATGGAAATCTCGGTCAAAGAAGGCAAGATGGTTGACGGCGTCTATGTCATCGAACGCTTTGAGTTCACGGCATTCTGCCTGTTAGGTACGGCTGAGCCCTGCTATGAATCCGCATCTCTGGAGGTTTTCTCCTGCGGAGACTTCAAACAGCAGCTTGCTGATATGATGCAGGAATTCAAGGAAACATTCGCAAAGGAACAACCCTCGCAAGAGGTTGTTATAAAAACACAAAACTATTCGGAAGGAGGAGAAGGGGTATTGGACGAGAAGAATAAGCTGATGGCCGAGTTTGGCCTGACCGCCGATATGCTCGACTTCAGCATTGAGGACTTTTCTCTGGAAGAGCTCCGGGCCAAGTTTGAGACAATGAAATCCAACGGCAATACCGAGCCTGCGGGCGCAGAAGGCAGCCAGGAGAATTTTGAGCTGGAAGGCCAGTTCATGCAGGAGCTCTTTACCGCTCTGTATGCGGAGACCATTACAACCGATTGGGGCTCCATGCCTCGTTACTGGTTCGTTGATTACGACCGGGACGCCTCCGAGGTCTACGCAGAGGACTATGAGAACGGGTGGAACCTGTATGGGTTCCCGTACTCTATGGACGGTGACCATGTCGTTATCGACTTCAAGTGCGGAAAGCGCAAGAAGTATTCCATTGTGGACTTCGATGAGGGTGAGCAGGCGGCTCCCACGAGTAAGCTCTTCGAGCTTGTGACCAAGCGGTTCAGCGAGGTCAACACCGAGTGGGAGCAGAAGTTCCAGAAAGCGACCGAGGAGGCCATGGCAAACAGTGAGGAGCTGGCCGCTCTGCGCAAGTTCAAAGCTGACGCCGAAACTGCTGAGGAGCAGGAGAAGCGCAAGGAAGTGTTTGCCCAGTTTGGAGACCTGGCTGGCGTTGAGGCATTTGAGAGCCTGCGTGAACACTGCCTGGAGTTTGACCTGGAGACGCTGGAGGAGAAGTGCTTCGCAATCCGTGGCAGAAATGGCACTGCGGCGAAATTCTCCCATGAGCCCAAAACGCCAAAGCTGCCGGTGGAGAAGCATGACACTGAGCCTGAACCCTACGGTGGTCTGTTCGCCAAGTATGGGGTCGCTGCACCCGGTCAGCATAATTAAATTTCATACAAGGAGGAGTCAAAAATGGCTGATACCAAATATACCGTTATTCGCACCGACCTGATGAGCGGTACGAAGCAGCCCGCTGACCTTGTCTCTCTGCGTTTTTACGATGCTGAGGGCAAGACTGCGGAGGTCGAGAACGGCGTCATCGTCAAGCTGGAGGGCTATGAGGACGGCGAGCGCGAGGTGATGAAGGCTGTCGCCGCCACCGCTGGCGCTGACCTGAACGAGTGTGCCATCGTGGCCGGTGTTGAGGTCATGTACGATGAGCGCAAGAAGAACCTGGACGAGTTTATCAACGAGGCGGGGAAGGCTACCCGTGGCTATATCCCCCGCAGCCGCAACATTTTCTCTGTGACAGCAGAGGGTTTTGTTGGCGGTACTGTGCCCAAGAAGGGTGATACCGTCGGCATCGGCGCTAACGGCAAGATTGCCGCTGGTGGCACAGGTCTTGGTGTGTGCGTGGATGTGGAGGTCGTTGGTCGCCATACCTATTACGCCATCAAGATTGACAAGACTGAGAACTAAGAGAGGAGGTACATATAATGCCTGATATGAAAGATATTGTCAAGGTTGCTGTTGACGCCTACCACGGCAATGTGGAGCAGTATTCCGTTGGTCAGTCCCAGGAGGTTCTGCGTAAGGCCCTGGTCGATGCCAACGGCGGCAGCACCAAGCTGGACTACCGCAAGATTCGTGACGGCGAGTGCAAGGGTCTGTTTACCCTGATTGAGCAGATTCTGTCCCGTACCGCTGTTGAGGGCCTGCAGGGCGACGAGTATTTCAACGCTCTGGTGGACTTCCGCAATATCGCCGAGGGCGATAAGAACCTGTTCCTGATTGAGGACAGCAATCTGTTCATCGTCTCTGAGGCCGCAGACGGTACTCAGGGTATCCGGCGTCAGCGCCTGAGCGGCATCAGCGAGACATCCATTCCGACTTCTCTGAAGGTCGTAAAGATTTACGAGGAGCTGAATCGTGTTCTGGCTGGCCGTGTGGACTTCAACACCTTCATCAACAAGGTGTCCGAGTCCTTCCGCAAGAAGCTGCTGAACGATGTTTACACTCTGTGGAGCACCGCTACCGCCAATGACTTTGGCGGCACTACCTACTTCCCTGCCGCCGGGGCCTATGACGAGGATGAGCTCCTGGAGCTGATTTCTCACGTCGAGGCCGCCGCCAACGGCAAGCCCGCTACCATCATCGGCACCAAGAAAGCCGTTCGGAACCTGGCTCCCTCTATCCAGGGCACCGAGTCCAAGAGCGACCTGTACAACATGGGCTATTACGGGAAGTTCTACGGCTCTCCTGTGGTCGTCACTCCCCAGCGCCATAAAGTTGGCTCCACCGAGTTTGTCATGCGGGATGATGTC